CGCTGTTTATAAACGCCACTGGTAAAAATACTCTGGCTGCCGGTTGGGTCAACCATCAACATGGTGTAAGGCGTTCGGTTGAAGTTTGGGTCTTTGGGATCACCACTGAAGGCAATCCAATCACCGCTAGCCCAGGCAGTATACAGGCTGTCACTCGAACTCTTTTTGACCTCAACCAAAGTAATCTCTGGTGTTTCATCAATGGCAAGATAATACAACCCTTGTCCGGCATATTTACGGGCAGTTGCTACCGCCAAAGCGATAAATCCATCGGGTCGGTTGCAAAATCCGTTGATTACCTTCTCAGCGGCTGACAGGATAGCGGTCAAGATCGCATCGTCTACAATTGATGTTTTATTTATCTGCGCACGCATTTCGGCGGCGGTGGCATAATTTGACATCAGATTGCCTCATTCCCAAACCGGTAAAATCCGGCCAGTCCCACCAGGTCATTATCAACTATTTTGACATCTGGTTCGCGTCCAAGCTGTTTTGCCATTCGGTTAATCGCCTCATAAACCGGCGGGCAAGGTCGGGTAGATTCAGCCGGTGAGTAGTCGTGAAATAGGATAAGGCCATTTTGATTTAGCCGGTTGAACCAACCCAGGTCACGATCAATTCTTTTGTGGTCGCCATCCACAAAGATGAAATCAAAACTATCTTTGTTGGCAGTCATAAAATCCCACGAGGCCATAGAGGTTACTTTGACATTGCGAAACTGAGATAGAGATTGCATTGCCTCGATTGATTCTGGTATACTTGGGTTGAGTGTGGTTATTTTTCCGTGTGGCATGGCAGCCGCAATAAACCAACAGCTATACCCATAAGCCGTACCAATCTCAAGGGCGTTTCCCTTGTCGTAGGCTTTGGCATAATGATAGATTGCAGCGGCCTGGTATTTGAAAACCGCCTTACTGGTCACACGCACAAATAACCTGACGCGTTGCTCAATCAACGGTAGTTCGGGATGCTGTTTTACGAAGTCGGCTAAAATCTCATCAGGTGTCATAAATATTGCCCTACATAATCAAGCCAGCCATTAAAAAACAAATATTGTTTGGCCCAGTCCCGACTCTGTTTGCCTTTTTCGGTTATTTCCTCAAGGTCACTTTGGCACAACTCGGCCATTGCTTCATACAGTCCTGGCTCATCGTAAACAGGGATAACCGGCGGCAAAGCGAAATTGCCATTGATGTACCGTTGTCCATGTAAGGCGGTTAGAACGATTGCACCCGACCCTAGCGCCTCTTCACCAGACCGACCCAGGCCAGCCGGTAAACCCGGTGCTGGTATCTGGTCTATAAAAATATGAGCACTTTGTTTTAATCGGATACTCTTTTGGTAGTGCTCACTCATAATCGTTTGGTAATCAATGGCAGGAAACTTATCACAAATCAAGTCCATTACCCGTTCTATTTCCTCAGTCCCCTTGAGTGCACGTTTCCTGATAGACCTCGGTGAGTGCATCACAGTTAACCAACCCGGCTTGGTTGGCTCTCCTAAATCCTCTACCGGGTGACATAGCGGGATTGTTCCCTTTGGAGCTAATCTCATTAAATCCATCATAGCAAAAGTTACTTTGGGTTTTAATTCGGTCATCAGGTCATTGTAAAATGTACTATCTGCCCAATAAGCGGTGTCACCCCAAAACGGAATCCATCGCTGCTTTTTGGCCCAGGTAAGCCACAATTTGCCGCCGATAATTTGAAGCATATCCTTTGCAAGCCCAGCGGCGTCTGCTATCACGGTAAACCGGCTGTTCTCAATTAGTTTTTTGCACTCCGATGCGGTTTCGGCTGTTAGCAGTAAATCCTCAGTGCCAGGCCATAATTTATGAGTATCGAGTGTGATTAGTCTGGTTTCTTCCCAGAGGGAGAAAGCCTCTTGTAGATTGTAGGCTGCAGCAAAGGTCGGATTGTAGGCGATTATAGTAATCATTCTGGTTTTTTGAACGCTATTAAACTCCCGACTTGCCCTAGCAGTTCCCACCCGTTGGCGGCTTGCCATTCATCTACAACGTCTTTGACTTTTACGCTTGGCTTCCATACACCATAATCGTGAAAAGCGAGAATGCCACCAGGTATTACCTTGTCAGGCCACACGGCTACATCAGCCCGGACTCCGTCCTCTGAATGGTCAGCATCAATAAAGCAAAAGGCAACTTTCCCTTTCACCTTAATTGCCGCCGTATTGGAAGGGCTGATAATGAGGTGGGCCTTTAGACCATACTTTTCAAGGTTTTCAGTGAGTGAAGGACGCGCCTTGATGTCAACCCCGTAAACCGCCCCCCGTCCTTCACGAGCCATAGACCAGCAAAGCAGGCTGCCACCTTCACGGACTCCCAATTCAATAGATCGGCCATCGGGCGAGATTTCAGCCAGATGATAAAGCCATTTTAGCTCAGCGTCTCTTTTGTCATCAGGACAATTGCTCTTGCGATTATAGAGCATGGCGTTGCAATCAATAGCCCGTTTTACGGCCTCATCTATGTTAGTCATCAGTCTTTCACCTTTGGATTAAATCTCTCTACTGCGGCCCATGCCTCTGGACTATCAACCCTACCCTGTATAATCCCATTCCACCTGCGGGCCTCAGTGTTGTGGTGTAGTATCGCAATCTGTCCGGGCGGTAGTTTGTATCGGGTTGTGGCGTTCCACTGATTCATCAGGACAAATACCCGCAAGGGTTTATCGTAAAGCGCCCTGAGCAAAGCACCCTGGTCACGTTTGCCGTATCGTTGCCATTCAGATTGCCATTTAGAGAAAAAACGCGCCGTGTTTTGATTGCGCCGGTAGGCCATCATACCGCCGTTATACTGTAGTAATTCCTGGCTGCCCATAATGTCCCAGGTCTCCACACATTCATCCAGGTTATCCGGTCGTTTCATCTCGTTGACCGTGCCGTATTTGTTATTGTCCTTGCAGATTAAGAATTCCCAACCATCTTTCAGAATTTCAAACAAGGCAGAGATGTCACCCGTAACCTCTGTGTCGGCATCCAGATAGAGCACGTATTGCCAATTCTTTGGCGCTAGTTCGTCAACTTTCAGTTTGGCAATCCGACCACCAGCATCAGTGTCAGGATGCTGAATAAAAATATCCTCACTGCCTATAGGTGTCTCTGCCACAAGGCAAACCGGCAACCCTGGCATTTGCTGATGAACGCTATCAATGCACCGTTCAGCACACTGGCGAGAAGGGCCACCAAAGGCGACCACATAAACGCCGGAATTGCCGCGCCAATCCGGTAACGCTTCTATGCTCTCTTGCTCATCCTGAAAATAGCTATCAATAATGCGTCGATGATCTGAGGCCCAATGTTCAACTGTATAATTGTCGGTGATTATTTTTCGCAAGATTTCACGGTCAACCGGCCCGCTAAAAGCAGCCTGCTCGACTGCCTCAATCATGGCTTTGAGGTTGCCACATTCATACCGATAAATGCCAGGTAAATTAGGCAATTCGTCAATCAAACCAACGTGCGCCGGTACAACTATTTTAACACCGCATGCCAGGGCTTCAAGTGGCGGCATTGGAACGCCTTCAAACAACGACGGCACAAGCAAAATATCAAGCTCTTGCATATAGCCGGGTATGTCATTCCATTCGTGATACTCACATCGTACCCCCGGCCAACCGCGCCCGCTGGCCCTGAGTTGCACACGTTCTGCAATGGGATTAGCCGCCAATTGCCCTATGAGTTTCTCACCTTTGCGTCCGTCTCCGTAAGTAAAGCCCAGCACGCCGACAACCGGTTTTGGCTTTTTGGGCAGAGATGCAATTGTAAATCGGTCAATCTCAACCGGAGGTCTGGCCTGGCTAACCTTGTGGCCCGGCAAAAACTCATTGTACAGTTTGGCAGTGGTCACGCAGACATCCATAACTTTTGCCGCATCGTACCACTGTTGAGCTTTGGCGGCAGCCTGGGTATCGAGATGAGAAAAATAAGCGCCGATAGGCGTACCGTGCCAGCCTCTGGCTTTAGCACACCAAGTACCATAATTTACGAAATAGTTGAAATCAACCGATGCTTCAGGAGACAGTGAGATTGTCCAACCGTTTTTAACTGCAAGATAACGGCTCATTCGCGGTAGGATTCTGTCACTATTCAAGCTATCGGTAACGATATGGACTTTCATACTCTCCCAAATAGATGTTGCACTATTGTCCCATCTTCACTATTCCAACATTTGCCCAAGAGCCAAACCCGTACCGGCTCAATTGCCAACGCTCTTAGTAAAGCCGCCTGGTCTTGTCCTTGCCATCTTTGCCATTGGTTGCGCCATTCTGAAAATAGTTTAGCACAGCGCAGCCGGTCAAAAAGCATTACACCACATTGCAATTGGATCGGAAACCAATTCCCAATCTCGTGTAAGGTTTCTTGTTTTTCATCGCTATCCTGAATGTGCTTGAATATTTCATTACCCTGATTCTTGCTTGGCGCTATTGCCAAGTCCCAGTTGTCGAGAAGTTCAAAGCCGCTTGTGACATCCTCATTTATTCTAGTGTCAGCATCCAGATAAAGCACCTGATCGTAATTTACCAGTGTGTCCATATTCAATTTTGCCCACCGAGCGCCGGGACCCGGGTTATTAAACACAGTTTCATCTATCACGGTAACTGGCATATCAGTAAAACGTCTCAGGCTTTTGATGCTCAATTGTGCCTCTGATTTTGCTTTTGCGCCGTAGGCCACGTAGACGATACCATTCACAATATCCAACTCGGTGGAAGTGCATTTACAATTGGCCTGGCCTGATAAAGCGTCCGCAAAAAACCTAACTCACTGCCATCTTGCCAGGCGTCAAACAGTTGGCGCGTCTCTCGACATTGCCGGACAAACATAACGCGCGGATTATAAACCGGTACTCTCAGGTCGTGAATAACCGCTTTTGTCTCTACCTGCTCATCAGGAGTACCAACTTTATCAGCCAGAATATCAAATCCGAGTAGTGGTACTGCCAATTGCCATTTATTGAGCAGAGAAAAACCGGTCAAAATCAAATCTTCTTTAAGTTGCGCGGTCATATCCCACACCAAAAAACGGCCTTGATTAGCCGGGTATCCCTGCCAGGCTTCGACTGGCACACCTGGGAATTTGGCAGCGATATGACCGCGCTGTGATTCGTTGATTATTCCTTTCAGCAAAATGGTACAGTCGGTCAGGTCTTGCACGGTTTGCAGCACGGTTGGATTCAGTATCTTGACCTGGTCGTTTGCAAGAAGTTCTTTCGCTTGTTGTCTGCCAACTTGACACCAATCACCAGGGTGAACAGTTCTGAGTGTTCCATTCTCTTCGATCCTGATAATTGTTTTTGCCCAAACCCAAACGAGTGCCATTTTGCCTACTTTTTACTTGTCTACGATTTCATTCCAATTGGTAGTC